TCTTACAATAGGTGACGCTAGTTCTATCCGTACCTATCCAGTCTACACACCGTTCACATCAGGCGCATCCTTAGTTTTCTATGGTTCTTATTGGGCAGCTAGTGATACATTCATAAAAGAAACAGACATTGCAGAATTAAGAGCAAAGGTAGATTCTGTAGATTGGGGTGCTAGAAACTATAAACCAGATTTTATTAAATTAGCTTACGCTAGTGAATACGGATCTGGTGATACTGGAAGTGAGATAGGCGGACAATCCGGTTCTGAACTTTGGAATGCTACTAGTTCTTTTGGAGAAATAGGTAGATGGTTTATACCAGAGAATTCGTTTAGAGGACAGGGTATCTTAGAAGTTGATGTGATGGGTCATTTTGATGCCTCCGTACAGCCAACAATAGATAATAAAACCTTGGCGGAATCCTACTCATTGTTGTCTTCAATATTCTTTAGTGGTGTTAATTCTAATGTGATTCCTTCATCATATACATTAGTATCAACATTGCTTACTGGAGGTGGGGACTGGTTAAATACAAATGTTGTTTCTGGCACTAGAGTTAGACGAGTTGTCAATGGTGGAGGAACACCTGCTATTACTGATGCAACTTATGCTACTCTAAATATTACATCATCCATGCCTTATATTTTGGCAGGGTGTGTAGTTACTGATCCATATCAATCTCCTACAAGAAAATCTGTAGTGTTTACTACAAAAAATAGAGCACTGTCAGCTTTAAATCAAAATTCTTATTTCTCTGTGCAGCCTAAAGTTACTGGAGATATAACATCGTCCAGTGTACCATATTCATCATTAAATCAATACAGTATTGTTTCTGGTTCTACTGATATAAATTCTATTTTACAAATTACAAGTTCCATACATGCTATTTATAAGTATGATGCTGTAACCCCAAGTAATGCAGTAATAACCACTTCAGCAGGCCCGTTCTCTGGTTTAGCAGAAGGGGATTTTTTAGTGTTCTATAAAAATGATGCTGCATTCTCCTCGTTAAATCCAGCTACTGTCCCTACGGATTCATTCTTATTCTCAATACCTTCAAGTGTAGACAATATTTTTGCTGCTAGTGATTTAGATTACAGACTAAATGCAGACGCAGGTTTTACAGCATTAAGTTTATCTGCAACTACTCAAGCAGGTAAATTAGTTATTTTCTACACGGGAACAACAGATAATTACGAGTTTGGAGTTCTTGGTGACGCTGCAAGTAAATTAAGTATACAGCCTTCTGCTAACACTTATTATGCATACAGTCAATATACTAAACAAGAATATTTTGATTTTTCTCCTAACTCATCTTATTACGGTCCATCTTTAGCAAGTGCGGTAGGAGTGTTTGAATTACAAATAGCAGATGATCCATTAGATGATACTCTGGACTACAGTGATTTACCTTATGGTGTAGAGGTATCTACATTAGGGTATACTGTATATGATCAATCGGGATTCGCATTTGCAGGAAATATTAATACTTCCACCTTATTCGGAATCACATATCAACCTCCTGCTAGTGCTGTTGGAGTTCCCGGAAGCGCAACTTTTGGATTCCCGCAACCTTGGACAACTATTGCATCTTTCGAGGCTGTTAGTTCATTCATAAACAGGTATGACCAAAGAAATGATTTTAATATAAATATTAAGATTCGTTCTGGGCATAGTGAAGGGTCCACAAGATATCAGCCCTATACAATAGAAATTAATCAAGCAAACGCTTCTGAGATAATAAAGATACCTTACATAGATACATTTGGAAATACAGGTTATACATTTATAGAATCACAACCTGCATTTGTAAATCAAAAAATAACTAACAGAACTTCTTTTGATGTAACAAAAGATAAATTGATGAGAATAAGATATAAGTGTATTCCTTATTCTAATACAGGAGCCGTAGTTTATTATACAGATATAAATGGTCCTTATGTTGAAAAGACAGTAGGGTCAACAACTTACTATTATAAGGTAGTCCCTAGAATATTTACAGTTACTACTTTAGCTGCTACACTCACTTGCCCCGGAGATGGGCATCCATTCTAATCATGGCATATCCTCATTACCCAGAAATAGATTTAACATATAATATCCCTTTCAATAGGGCTAAGTATAATATTAGATATGGTCCATACAGTCAGCAAAGATTAAACATTTATAAAAGCCCTGTACAAAACCCAAATGGAAATGCTGTCATAGTGTACATGCATGGTGGGGGCTGGTCATCGAACGACAAAACTAGAACAGTTGAAAACCCAACCAATGTCCAGAAATCTTTATTTAGTTTTTTGATGGATCCTACATGGACTTCTGGAGGGCCTACACAAACTAGTACTTATACTGTAGATTATGGTGTTGATGTTGTTTCTATAGAATGGCGACAGTGGCACTATACACAATATGCTTTTGGATCGGGAACTAGATCAGATATTTATGAAGAAGTTAGCATAAATAAAACTGATCAAAATTCAACGGGTAATGTTGTTGCTGGGCAAACATCTTATCCGGTCTTTATGGAAGACCCACAATTAGCAGTTCAATGGGTGAAAGATAACGCAACTAGATATGGGTTTGATCCTGAAAAAGTTTTACTATGGGGAACAAGCGCAGGTGGTAATGGTGCATTGGTAGCAGGGCTTAGACCAACACGAAGATTTTTACCCTCTTACTTAGCGAGAAATAAGTATGATAGATTTTCCAATTCTAATGTAATTGGAATCCTTAATTGGTATGGACAGATTAGTATGAGTCCGTGGTATTTCTGGCCTAATATTTTAGGCCCTGCTTTTGGAATAATTGAAGGCCCTGACGATTCATCTACTTCTAGTACTACTGAAGCTCAATGGAGAGCGAGAAGAGATATGGAAAGGCTCTTACTTTTACCTGATGCTAGTGGATCGTTCTCTCCATCTTCTCAACTATCTCCATTATGTAAATCAATATCCCCAAGCAGTATGATAGAAGATTTCCCTTGGGTTAGAAAATCCGTAAAGATATATTCTACCTTCATGGAATGGGAAGATACCTTAGCTCCCGATTCTGGGTCTAGTGATGGGAATCCTACTTATGAGCCTGTGGTTCCAGATGGAATAAATTCACCTTGGTGGGGTGGTGGGCATGAGTGGCGACAGCTTTATGATTTGAGTGCCGTATGTTCTAGAAATGATGTAACTCATGATGGCAAAGTTGTTCGTGCTGTCGGATCAATATACCCTGCATACGCATATACTAATTCAGGTACATTTAATTTAGTAGGAAACAACACTTTAAATGTTAGTAGCTTTTTTGGAGGATCCGCAACGGTTACTTTCCCAAACGAAAGCTCTGTAACTGTTAGTGCTGTAGTAAGTTCTATTGTTACTCAATTAAGTAGTTTACAGTTAGGGGCTATAGTGGAGTCTGGAAGTGCAGTAATAAGAACAGGATCAGGAACCAATATAGCATCTTTAGGTCCTGTAGTAACATCTATTTATACAGGTAGTGCAGCTTCCTTTATAATTTTAAGTAGTCCCGCAGTAACTCCATTGGGGTTAAGTTTAGGTACTTACACTGGAACTTATTTAAATCCAATAAATCAAATATATAATCCAATTAATAATAATGATTATTATTATACTAGTATAGAATATACATTAAAAAGAGAAATGCCTAGAATTTATCAATGGATTAAAAAGACCTGTGGTCAATCTTATATCAATGATAATTTAATATGGCCCGGAGATCCAATAAAATGATACAAGGCTTTTTAGAGATATTTGATGCAAACCAAAATCCTCCTAGAGTAATATTTTCAGGATCTAATATTATCACTAAGGGTATGGGATATGCTTTAGCTAACCTATTTACAGAACAGGAAGATCAAGAAGTATCTAACTTTCAAATAGGATATTTTCAAATAGGTGTAAGTTCTGTAGGTTTTGAGCCTTACTCTGCATCTTCTAGTTTTTATCAATTAAGTTCTGGGATCACAAAAGCCCAATATGGTACAAATCTAGATTCTGAAGTGAAAACGCTATCGAGTTTAGGGAGCACTAAATTTGTAACTTTATCCTCAATAAATTTAATAGCACCTTCAGCCTTTGTATCTATTGATAATTCAAAATTATCAAAGGGTGTGCAAACATCTAACAAATATAAAATTTATTTAGATAAAAACATGGCAGTAGGTGTTAGTGCTACGGAATTCGGGTTATTTATAAAAAACCCAAATGTTAATTATAAGATAGACAAACCTATGCTGGCTGCTTATAAAAAACTAAATGCTCCATTGGTAAAAAGCTCTGAAAATGAGTTTATTTTTCAGTGGACAATTAAAATTATAGACATCTCGGAATAAAACAAAATATTTCTAACTTTATAGTTAGAAACTGAGTACATATTATAGGCAAAGGTATATTTATAAAATACCTTAAACAATATAAATATGAAAACTATAGTGAACGAATCGCTACAAGCGTTCCAAATATGTCTACTTGCACCCGGTGGTAATCAAATGGTTACTCTAGGTCCAAAAAAATCAATGCTTATTAAAGAATCCCAAATAAGCAAAATGATCCTTAATTTAGTAAAAAGAAAGATTATCAAAATAAGCTGAGGTTAAAAATATGCCTAATTTCTTCTCTCCCGGTGTTTATACTGTAGAAAAGGATATATCTACTTATCCTGTCGCTGGTAATTCGTCAATAGTAGGTATTGTAGGCTTTGCCTCAAAAGGCCCTACCAATGTTGCCACTCTAATAACATCACCTGAAAATCTAATAAATACATTTGGAAATCCAAGTGAAGATTTAGATGGACAGGGACTAGAGGGTGCATTAGAGATATTAGAAACCACGAATGCAATTTATTATGTTCGTGCAGCAGGAGATTCTGCTACAGAGGCATCTGCCACAATTAAACTCGGAATTTGCCCAGCAGTAGAAGTATCCGGTGGAAACTTTGGATTATCAAATAATTTGTACCTTGCAATACAGGTAACGGATTATAATCAAAATAATTTATTCTTAGAACCTAGAGTTTATGCTATTCCAGCGGGTACAGTTACCGGAGCAGTTGATACCAGCAGTGCTCAATACCTTGCAATGTCCAAAGTAATTGGAGGTTCTTTAGATACAGATAATGTTATATATGGCGCGATAACTCGGTCATTAGGGCATACAATATATGGCGCATATGCAGGACAAACAGCCTCAATTTCAGTAAGTTCTTATTCTGATGCGGATTTGACTATCCCTGTATCAGCAGTAAGACCAATATTTGGTAGTGGTATAACTACTCCATATAGTACAGCTTTTACTGGAATACCTGCTAGTGCCGATGCTGATGCCAGAGGTTACACAAGCTCAATTAAGGTTTATGGAGCAAATATAGGAAGCGTCACAACTACTAGTGGTGTTGCATATTTGATAAATTCACTATACCCCGGAACAGGGTATAATTACTCCGTAGAAGCTGATGGTACTGTTTTAGGTAATTCCATAGAGACAGACTCACTAGGTAGATATTCTAAACTAGCAGTAAATGAGTTAGGATCTGAAACAGAAACATTCAAAGTATCTTTAGTAAGCGCAAACTTTATAGAAGATGTTATAAATGTTGGTTTAACAAATAGAACATCTGATTACATAAAAGGCAAGTTTGTTAGCGGAACTAGCTTGGTTGATTTCGATGCAACTCCAATAACCAATACTAATGGTGGAGATCCAGAACTTGGATTTGCAAACGCATTAGGATTACTATCATCAACACCTATTACCTATGGTGGATATATTTATAATTCAAGTGCTGGTGGTACTTTATCTGTCGCAGGTAATGGAGGTGACATTCTTCAACAGAATAAGGTTAGATTACTTAAACTATTAGACGAAACTTCTAACATGAGTGGAGGTACTAATGGTATAGGTACAGCAACAGAGAATGATGCTGCAATCATAGGTAGTGCTGCTGAAACACCAAAGACAGGTATATACGCTTTAGATTATGACGATCTAAACATTTCAATAGCAATCACTCCGGGCAAGAACAGCCAGAATGTACAAAACAATTTAATTACTCTAGCAGAAACAAGTCAAAACTTCTTAGCTTTGGTTGCTCCTCCTTATGGCTCAATCAATACTGTCCAAGAGGCTTTAGACTGGTCAAACGGAAGATCTGAGACTAGAACTGCTGCAATCAATAGTAGCTATGCTGCAATATACTGGCCTTGGGTCAAAGTGTTTAGCACCTTTGATGGCGTAGATCGTTGGTATGATCCAACAATTTATGCTGCAAGACAAATGTGTTTCACAGATTCAGTAGCTGACACTTGGTTTGCTCCTGCTGGCTTCCGTAGAGGTAGATTAACAAAACCAACAGAAGTTGAAGTTAATTTAAATCAAGGAGATAGAGATTCATTATACAGTGGTGGAAATGTTATCAATCCAATAGTAAGTTTCCCTCAAGCAGGAATCGCTATCTTTGGTCAACGCACAGCACAAAGAACAGCTACTGCCCTTGATCGTGTTAATGTTCGTAGACTAATGATTTATTTACGCAAAGCTGTACTCAATAGCACTCAATCCTTCGTGTTTGAGCCTAATGACCCATTCACATGGGAAGCTATTCGTGATGTAATAAATCCCTTGCTAGAAGATATCAGAAGCAGAAGAGGCATCACAAACTACTCTGTAATATGTGATGAAACAACAAATACTCCAGTGAGAGTAGATAGAAATGAGCTTTGGTGCAAAGTAGTTATTCAACCCACCAAGGCCGCAGAAATCATAGTATTCGAATTAAATGTTACAAACCAGTCTGCTAAATTAGGAGCCTGATAGGAGAATAAAATGGCAATTCCAAAACCTTATTTTATAGATAATACTCGTGGGTTAGCTGAGAAGAATAAACTTCCAATCTTATCAACTAACTTAGATTCAGTAAGAGCATATCAATGGGAAGTTCATTTTCAAGGACTTCCTGCTCTTGGCGATAACCAAGGGGGTAAATCTTTAACTTTAGCTGCAAAGCAAGTTACAAATTTAGGTCACTCAGTAGAGGATATTGAAGTACACAGATTCAATGATAAAGTATACTATCCCGGTAAAGCAAATACTGAAGAAGTAAAAATTACCTTTGATAACTTGTATCAACCACAAATGGCTGACTTGTTATACAAGTGGTTCCAAGGAACATATAATCCTGTAGACGGCAAGGGTGGGGTTACCCGTTCTGCTGATGGTACTGCTACAAGACTCAAGGGAACCGCAGTTGTTTTACAACTTGATGGACAGGGAAAAGTAGTAGGTGGAACCAAGCTATATGGAATATACCCAAAAGCATGGAAACTAGCTGAATTTAACTATTCTGAACAAAATACATTCCATACAATAGAAATGTCTTTTAGATACGATTTCGCTGTTCAGTATAATTCTTCAAATATAAATACTAACTACTGATTCTTATGCCAAGAGAAGCCTTTTATATCAGATCAAAAGGTCCGGGAACAATTTTAGATCAATTGTTGGAGCCTTCATCTGAATTAACAAAGTTTGGCAATAAACAAAGTAATCTACAACTTAATAAAAACGCTAACGCAAAAAGAATGTTATTTCTGTCTAATAACTTAGACAGTGTTCGGCAGTATGGTTTTACTGCCGAATTTTATTTTAATAGCCCGTATTCAAATTTAAATGTTGATCAATTAGGTGGGTTCAATGATAGCGGTATTCCTAAATTATCCTTAGCAGTAAAGTCTATTGATCTTCCAGAATACTCAGCAAAAGTTCAACATGTAGCAATGATGGGATTTAGTGGTCAAACTACTAACTATCATGTTGATAAAAAATTTAAAATAAAAGTAGAAGAACTTGTTCAAGATACTTTGTTACATAAACTTAGGACTGTTGGGTTACTACATCAATTAGGAGACTCAGAAACTCAAGTTCTTAGGGGAGAATACAACCCAGATGTTTTTGGAGATTTATCATTTAACATTCGACAAACTCACGAATCTTTTGATCTTAGGGTAACAAAATACACTAATCAAGGAAGTTTTCATAGTGTTTTAGATTTTATTGATTGTAAATTTACTGGGTTTAGACAAAGTTCTTTTGATTACACAAAAACTAATTTAATGTCTGAATTGGAGTTTGATATAATTTTTGATGAATTAATATCTATACCAAATAATGAAAAGTACTTGGTCAAATCACCAAAAGAAGTTCAAAAATCTTTATCAAACTGACTAAAATAAAGTAAACTATTATATACTATAGCCCACTCAGACAGAACTGGGTGGGTTTTTTAATATGGATTATTTTCAACAATTAATAACTAATTATAAGTATCGCAGAGTTATAAAAGAAGCTCAAGGTGATTCTAATCAATATTTGCAAGCATTTCAACAAGCAGCTAACATAGCAAAAGGTCTAGTTGGTCAAGGGAAGGCTGTTCCTATGGATTCGGGAGTTGCAGTAGGAACATCTAACTTAGTAAAAGCATATGTAGCTAAAAGTAAAGAAGGCTTTGTTGCAGGGTTATCAGTTCCAGAAGGGCAGGTAATTCCGGGATCACAAAGCAGAGCAATTAGAATAGCAACAGCAGAAGCAGATCCAAATATTCAAATAGAAATAGGTAAATTATTGTTAGGTGCTCAGGATCAACAACCCCAACCTGAACAGGCACAAGAAGACCCCCAACAAATGCAACAGGATCCTATGGCTCAAATGCCCATGGTTGATCCTCATGTAATGGAGATGAACAATGTAGGTATGCAGCTTGCAGAGCAAGCTAGACAATTAGTAGAAAATGGTGCTTTGGTTTCTACCGCAGAAAAAGGATATATAGGAAAATATTTTTCTTGGCTCAAAAGTAGTTTTAACCTAAAAGACATTTTCTTTGGTAAGAAACACTCACTTACTTCAAAGTTAACAAATAACACTGAGCTATCTCCAGAACAACAAATGAAAGCTATGGAGGTAATGGGTAATTATATTGATACTATTAAAAAATTACATGCCACACCGGACTCAGTTGGAATTGATGATATCAAGAAATTTAGAGACAGTAATTTAATTCAATTTGGATCTGGATTAAGTAATAATCAAATTAGAATTAATGTGGGTAATGATGAACAAGGCCGTCCACAATGGGCAACATTTAGATGGCACGCTGGTGAAAGCATACAGAGAAATACAAGTATTTGGAAACATTTAGGGGAGTCCTTTGATTTGTTAGCAAAAAGACGGGGACAAGATTTAGGTATATCCTCCGAGGAAATGGAAACTAAGTATTTACCTGAGCGTAAAAGATTTGCGGCATACATAGAAAATGTGGGCGCATATAATCAAATCGTAGGTGATATAGGAGAGCAGTTTGGAGAAATCTTTAATATATTCTTGAATGCAAAAGCGTATAAAGATTTAGGACAAGAAGATAAAGCAAATGAAGTAGGTCAATTAGGTGCAACAAAACTACAAGGGCTACTGAGTAAATATGGTGTAACTGCCTTGAAGGCATTGCGTGGATATGAAGCATTCATGACAGGTAAAGTAGCAGTAACAGATCCTGAGTTGGCTGCTAATCAAGGACTAGCGGATATCCTAAAGGAAATGTATCCTACCATGGAGAAATCAATTAGATCATTAAACTACAAACTAGAAAATGGTCAAGAGCTAAATGAACAAGAATTTCAAAATTTAACTGCTGCTTTTAGACAGCATATGCTTACATCTCTAGGTAAAATCAATATGAATTATTTAGGTGTAATGCAACCTAAGTATGTTGTGCGAGTGGGAACATCAGAAAGAAATGGAAAGAAAACAGATCAACTCTTAGTATACAAAAATGAGAATGAAGCTAAAGCAGCTCTGAAGAGATTGATACCTATAAGTTCTGTTCGAGAGAGTTTTCCTAAAGGAAAGAAGGAATCTACTACTGAGTACGAAGCTAGAATTGCAGCGGAATATGAAAGTCAGCTAGATACCGCATATAAAAAATTCGCTAATCAAGGGTCTAGAGTAAGAGAAATGTATTCTGATGATGCATCTGTAGGGGATTTAGTTCAAGATACGGACATAGTTATCCATACTGGATTAAAAACTTCAATTGATAATAGAGGTGCAACTGTAGGGAGTTCGTCTGTTACACAGACAGAAGAAAATCTAATTGGTGCTTCTTCCCCACAAATAAGAACAATGTTAGACAGAATTTCTACTACCCATGGAGTATCTCCTGATTCAGTCCAAAAGGTAATTGGTGGAGCTAAAAAAGATAGAGAGAAAATAAATAGTGTAACTAAAAAGTTAGTTGCTGCAAAAGCTAAAGGTGTATATCCTGAATCGCTCATGAAAGAAGTAAAATCTTTGATAAAAGATTCTGATTTGGATTTGGAGTTAGATGGAATAACAAAGCCTGATGAAAATCAAATTAATGATGTACTAACTGCAATAACTGATATGGAGCAGAGAGTTATGTTTAAAACCATATTAGATGGTATAAACAGCAGAGGTCAAAAGAAACAATCCCATATAGCTGCGTTAGATGCAGTCCTTTCTAATGCTTCCTGTGGAGAGGAACAAGCCCAGTTGATGATTTCGTCCTCATTAGAGGATGGAACTGTAAAAATTTCTGATCAAAATGGTATACGAGAAAGTTTTATAGAAGGTATAAAATCTGGTGATGTAGAGTTAGTAGAGTCTGAAGGTGGTAACTTATCATTCGTTCGTTGTAAATCAGGAAATACTAAAGACGGTTGCGAAGGTAAAACTACACTAGGAACTTTCTCTGTTCATGGAGGAAGATATACTCTAGATGTAGGTAAAGTATATTTGTCTGAGCTAGGTAAAAGATTCTCTGGAAAACCAGAAACTATAGTTAGAGAATCAGTAGATACCTTTAATATTTTAGATTTGTTAATAGAACAAAGAAATATGTTAAATTCATTAATAATGAAGTATCAGAAGTAAGTATACCAAAAGGTAGATTCTTTACTATGTATAGATAATAACTCTTCTAGTTTTATTATTATGTATTGATTATTTAAAGCAATATGATAGCTGATGCTTTTTAAATTTGTAGGAGTAAAACATTCATAAGGTAGAATACACAAGATATCTTTTCTATCCTGTTGAAAAATAACCATTGGCGTTTTTTTACATTTCTTTGCATCTCTTTCTGATTGCCGTAAAGCCTCTAAAATTAAAGACTTAGAGCTAAAAGTAGATCCTATGTTTTCATTATTATAACCCTTCTTACACTCTAATACGAAATTAAAGTTCTTAGGTGTGATAAGATCTCCATAGATCTGAAGATGCTCTGGTAGTTTGTGAGTTGTGGCAAACGCACCCGATCCCGGTGTTGGGGAGAAGTCAGTAGTGCTTAGATGATCATTAAAAATTTGAGCAACCTTCCGTTGAAAAGTATTACCTTTATTTTTACTATTTAATCGTTTTTTCTTACTCTTTATCAACTTGCTCAAATCGTAGGCATCTTCCATAAAATTTTATTCCTCTGAACTATTATAGTATAGGAGGTTTCCAAAATGGAAACAACACAAAAACCCGTAGATTTCAATTCTATCAAAAAGATGAATTCTAGTAAGACTTTAAAAGTTAGTCTAGAAAATTCTAAAGCTAAAATTGAAGTTAAACAAAAAGGACATAAAGAAGGAAGAATGAAGATTACATTCAAGTTTGGTAAAGACGAGGCTGAAGGTTTTGTAAATTTCTGTAGACTTGCAAAACCGGACAATATGGATAACGATACCTTTGCTAAATTCCTATTTTATAAAGGAGTTCAAGCATTGCAACAGGATTTTGCTGCTAAGATAGAAGAGTACAAGCAACAAAATCCAGAAGAGTTTGCTAAGGTCCAATCAGAGTTACAGTCTATGGAGCCTACACAAGGGTCCGTGACAGTGGCCGAAGAAGACTCAAAAGTATGATTGAAACCACTGAAATTAAAAATTCTAATCAACTATTTAAGTTTATTAGATTATTTCAAAAAGAGAAGCAGGATTTTGTAGTTCTATTCTCTTCTTCTTGGGATCAACAATGTTCTTACATAGTTGATAAATTAGATAAAGAAACTCTTGATATACAGATACCTATACTTGTAGTAGACTCGTTTGAAACACCAGAATTATTCTCTACGAATGAAAGAATATTTTCTTGTGTGAAAACCCCTGCTTGCTACTTTTATAGATACGACAAACGGATAAGAGAGTATAGGGTTTTTAAAGAAATCTTACCCTCTAGAATCCTTCAAGGGCTTGGAGTTTTCGAGTGAATCTTTGCGGATCTCAAAAAGGTCCGCAATTTTTTTATCATACTTCTTTTTCTTAGTATAAACTAATCTAAGATTATTAAGTATGACGGTGGTGAAATAATTAAATGCGCTCCCATGATCAGGGTCAAAGTTGCGTAGCTTTTTAATTACCAACAAGAAACATTCTTGCTTGGCATCATCGGAATCCACGGAAAACTTAAATGACTCTAATATAGTTGATATTAGCAAATCAAATAAGGCCATTAATTCTTCCTCGTATGGATTTGGGCCTTTTTTCCGTTTTTTCTTATCATACTTGAGGTATAATACGATCAACTCCTCAAACCGCTTGTTATCAAGATAATACTTACTCATACCCTATAATAGGTAACTAAAGTATGGTAGACCTTTTAGATCTCTATAAGAATAGAAAAAACTGCAATAATCCTGTCTGCCAAGGATGTTCTATTCTAGATAAGCCCAAGCCTATCCATGCCCACATGGACTACAATGGAGCACAGCAGACTGATGTTTTGTTCCTTATGGACTCCCTTCGTTGGAAAGGGTTTGAGGTTAGCAACCTTTCCGAAAAGGGGGAGGAGGCGGTTTTTAAAGGGTATGTTAATCCAATAATTAAAAAGTACGCTGTGGCTGCTGCGATTAAGTGTCCAGATGTTAAGGAGGAAGATATGTCCCCCGCTAACATGGAGATCTGCCGAAACCATCTACAGGCTACGATAGATCAGTACAAGCCAAAGCTAATCTTTACCTGTGGCAACCTAGCCATGAAGATGCTGGTTAAGAAGTCTGGCATCACTAACAAGCGGGGCAAGACTTTTGATTACAATGGTATCCCTGTCATCCCTATCCTGCACCCAGCCTCAGTATCCATTGAGCCAAAGCTCGTAACCCTTTTCCAGCAGGATATTCGTAACGGGTACAATAAGTATATCCTAAAGAAGGATAGTGAACTCATTGTGCCTTACGAGATCATAATGTCGCTAGAACAGCTAGAAAATCTGTCCTTCTTATACGGACAGAAGGAAAACATTGCTGTAGACATTGAAACTACAGGCTTGGATTTCAAGAAGGATTCTATCATGACGATAGCTATCTCTTACAAGCAGGACGGAGAATTAAAGCAAGCCATCATTCCTTACATCCACAAAGAATCTCCGTTTTCCGTAGAAGACCGTAAGCAGGTGGCTATTATACTAAACAAGATCTTCAACAACCCCAACAACAAGAAGATTTTACAGAACGCTAAGTTCGACCTGAAGTTCTTGTATGGGCAGGGGATCACCTTTACGAATGTGTGGGACACTAAGCTAGTATCTCACTTTATCCGTGAAGACGCACCCAAGTCGTTGATGGATCTTGTTAAGCAATACTTCCCCGAGTACCTGAAGGAGTTCTGATGTTAACCGTTAAGGATCCCAAGAAGCAGAACTGGGCTGAGATGTCTCTCACCGAGTTGGCTGAAGGTAATGCACAAGATGCATTCTTCACTTGGAAGATTTTCCACTTGTTGGAGGATCAGCTTAAGGAGTTAGAGTTACATCACCTGTACGAGAATCTAATTGCCCCCATGACCCCTGTATTTGCTGAAATCGAGTACAACGGTCTGGAGGTAGATTCTAGTACACTAGACAAACTTAATGCAGACCTTGAAGCTAAGATCACAGGTAAGCATCAGGACATCAAAGCTATTCCAGAAGTGGCTGCGGAAGACAATATGAATTCCTCGGCTGACTTGGTAGACATCCTATTCACACGGGAAGATAGTTTCCAACTGTATCCTCCTGTGAACACAGCAAAGGGGAAGCCATCAGTAAACTCAGAGTGTATAGAGATCTTGTTAGAGCAGATAGAAGATGAACTGGAGTCGAGATGAAGTATACATTGTTATTAACAGGTA